GTGATACCGCCAACATCATATGCAATATTCTTACGACCTGCAATATAGATTTCATCTTCAGTTACAAGACCCCAAGGAGAAAGTCTCTTCATCAACTTCTCACCAAGAACTCTTTCAAGTCTACGGGATAGGTATGGAATATCATATAGTTCAATGTTCCAACCAGTTACAACCTCTGGTGTATTCTCCTCCATCATCCACCAGTTGATAAAACCATTTAGAAGTTCATACTCAGAATTGTATGACTTGTAAATGACATTATCTTGTTTGTTATTAAATGGGCCTTGTCCCCAAGTGCGAATCTGTTTTGTTGTATAATCCTGTATTGTAATAAGTAATATCTCTTCTGCTGCAGATTCTACATCAGGGAATCCATTCTCAGACTTCACCTCAATATCAAGAGTGGTCAACTTGATCTTACTAATGTCAAACTTGACTTCTTCTTCGGGATACATCTCAGAGATGTACTGATAGATATATCTGTCATTTCCATACACACTAAAGTTTTCTACACCATCATATCTTTTGATAAACTCACGGGACTCACGCACAGTTCCGGGATTGACTGGTTCAACATGCTCACCTGTCAATGTTTTGTATTTTGATTTTCTTTTAGACGGAACAAAAAGAGTAGGATAAAACTTCTCACGGGTCATGAAATGTTTACCATTATCATAACCACGAACAAGAAAGTTATCACCTACAAGTTGTACGTTAGTGTAAAACTTCATTGATTAATCATATCAAGATACTTAGATAGTATAGCAGATGTTGGTGCAACTATGGTCATAATACTATCAGAATGTATCATCATTTCACTTTGTGCAGTAAAGTCTAACCATGATGCCATATCATAATCATTCTTATCCTTTGAGATAACTTCAGTCATCTTCACCGGATTGATTAATTTGCAATCAGGGCCACCGAGTTCAGTGTCAACTTCTACAATCTCAGAAATGATGATGTCACCATTCTTGAGTAAAAGACATTTAATTTGATCCTGCATTTGTTTTTTGGTTATACATGTTTACAACATCCTGTATAGGATTAACTAGAGCAACCACTTGGTTGATTGTTACGGGTATCTCATCATCATCTGCAACTGTAATCCAGTTTGATAATGTAACCTCAACTGATGCCTCACCACCAGTATCTTGTTCGATAAAGGATATAGGTGCATTGTAACTAAGTTTTTGTGGTTTCTTAAACAGATATGCGACTGCTTTATCACCTGATAGCACTTCTGTCACATCTGCAATAATTTGATCACCCGATTGAAGAAGGGCAAGTTTTATAGCCATTGAATAATATAATCTGTATTAATTATACCAATAAAAAAAGGGATCGTCAAGATCCCTAAAGTATTGCTTTCATAATAAACTCTTTTGATAATATCGGTTCACCAAATAAATCCATCTGTAGATTATCTGCATCTATAATGATATCATCGTCAAGATTTTTACGACTATGTTGCCAGTAACAAGTTCCATCTTCCCTTATCCAAAACCAACTAGTATTGTGTGAATCTAATAGAAACACAGCATATAGGTGTGGGTATGTTTTCTTTGGTTTCTTTTCATACACCACACCCATTGGGCTTTTGTAGAAATCAGGATGATCGTATTCATTATTCATGAATACATTATATCATAGAACTACTTTTTTGCAATCAGTTTTTTTCTTAGTGCGTTTGATATCACTAATGGCATCTTTAATTACACTAAATGGTGTTAAGAGTTTCATAGATACTCCTTCTTAGCATGGTGGTCTGGTACAACTTTTTGAAGTTTTACAGTTAGTAATCCATCTTCAAGACTAACATCTTTGACTTCAGTATCATCTGATAGTGCCCAAGATCTTGTGAATGATCTTTGTGCTAATCCTCTATGTGCATAATCTGTATCTTCTTTGGTTTCTTTAGAACCTTCAATTGTTAGTTTACCATACTCTGTGTAAACTTTTACTTCTTTCTTCTTAAAGCCTGCTAGTGCAACTTCTAATCTTGATTCATGATTAGAAATGTTTATTAGATTATATGGTGGATAACTGGGATTTAAATCACCATTAAAAAATCTTTCAAAATAATCATCTAATCCTATGCTGTTCTTTGAAATTTTATCAATCAAATCAGGAAGATTTGCAGCATGGTATCTTTGTAGAGCATTCATAATAGTTCTCCTATGTAAGCGAGTTTAGTTTTTGTCCCCGAAGGCGACACTACTATTTATACCATAAGACACAAAAAAAGGGGGTCGTAAAACCCCCACTTAACCGAACTAAAATAAAGGACTTGACTCTACAATCTCAAAAGATTGTGGATTGAAGTCTACGATTGAAGCAGATTTGGATCTATTTTCATCCTTATAAAGAAGAGCAGCATTTTCTTCTACTGTTTTTCCACCCTTTGACCAAGGATACTTATGATCAACTTCAATAACTTGGCCATTTAAGATATCTTTACAGTTAATAACTTTTCCTGAGGCTGGACATTTTCCATCCTGTTTTCTCCATAAAGATAATAAGAATGCAACATCTCTAGTGAAGTTTCTAACTTTATCTCTAGTAACAATAAGACCATCAGAGAAATCACTTAAAGATGCAATTAGTTCATTTTGACGAATCAATACAAAAGATTTTTGGTTACTTCTCTGGATACCTGCATATGTGCGATCATCAGTTCCAGTTGGTTTTCCGTAATCAGGTGACTTTCTATCGGTTACACATTTTTGCCATAAAATCTTAGTACTACCAATTCTCTTAGTTTGCAGATCAGAAAACTCATTGAAGAATTTTTCTTTATCAGTATAAATGATTTGATTTTCATTCATATATGCTAATAAAATAGCAAGATCAAGAACATTAGTATTTGTTTTTTTATTACAAACAAATAACTTGTCTCCAACTTGTCTGAATTGCATTAGATCTGCAATTTGACCAACGATTTTATCTGCCGATTTAAATGATTTTTCCTCTGGAGTATTATCACCGTAGGCTTTATCACGACTTGCTGGCCCGATACCATTAAGACCTCTAGCACAAATAACTGCTAGATCAACTATGAATTCATCAACATATCTTCTGTTAAATTCATACTCACCATATATCTTAAATAGTTTTTGCTTATATTTTTTAACAGAACCTCTAACCAATTCTGCAAATTTATACATCTTGCAATTACGTTTTTCCTGTGCATTTAAGACCATACCAGTATTAATAGCATCAAAGAGTTCAGCAAGATCCTCTCTTGTTCCAGTTTCGATAACATTAACAATGATCTTCATGTTTTTGATATCTACCTGCTTAGATGCGTCTATATCGGCAAATAATTTTGAGTCATTAGTAACTGTAAGGATATTTGGTTGTCTTAAACTACCACCGGGTAATTCATAGTCACCTAAGATAAGTCCAAAAGTGTTATTAAAACATCCTAAGAAGAAATCTGCAATGCATCTACTTCTGTTATTACCATCAATTGTAATATATTTGTATCCTTTATCTAGTTTATCTTGGTAAAAGGCAACGTCTGGATGATTTTTATCATACTTTGTAATCACAGACTGCATACATTTTTGAATATCTGCTATGTATATTGGTGTTGGTGCTTTACCATTTATGAAAGATTTCATATACCTTTGATTGTTATCAATCTGCCATCTATGGTAGGATTGAAATGCATCATCAAGATATATTTTCTGGGTTGCCATCGCTGTGGCAAGATCTAGGATTGACCACCTATATGGCTCCACGTGAGTACGCATGATTTTCTCCGATATCTAGATCAAATTGGGTCTCTTAATGAAAGATAAATCTTCCGTTTTTGTCGAGTGAAATTCGTCTAGGTTTGTACGTATTTAGTATGACGTAAAATTAATTTCCTGTCAAGTGTGTTAGGAAATATTAACTTACGGTTTCCTCTACTTTCTTTTTTTTAGATCCTATGTTATACTTTGTCTCCAAAATCCATTCTCCTTTATCCTTGTATGATAAAACCTTGATTTGATTAAGAGGTGCAACATCTTGAATGGTATCCCCATTTACTATGCCTACTAAACCCCAATCAACTAGTAATTGTGCTATACGATTTCTTCTTTGTACATCATTAGTAGTAAGATTTGCATGCTTACCATCTAATGCAAATAATTCTTTGAAGTGTACTAAAAAATATCTACCCTGTTTATGAAGAATATGACAGGACTGATAAATTTTCTTTTCCTTTCTGGATGCTACACCAATACGGGTCAGAGTCTCTCTAACTTTTAGAAAGTCATCTGGCTCATTTAATGTCACTTCGACCATTTGGTCAGGATTCCATTTCACATCTGGTTCCTTAAGAACACTACTCATTGTCTTCCTCCAATATCAAGTTTAGATTTAATAAAATTCAGTTGTTCTTTTGTAAGAATTTTTAGAATCTGTTCCGCTTTAGCATTACTACATTCATAGTATGTTTTGACACTATCAAGTTCTCTGATCTTGTCTTTACGCAACCAAGGAGAAAATCTTTTCTTCTTCCTCACTATATGTATAAGAAAATCATGTTGCATCTTTTTTGGTAAAAAAGGATACTTATTCATCTCATTAGCGAGCATCACAGTGTCAAGATGTCCTGACAGACACTTGTTCACAATGAAGGGAGGATATTCTTTTTCGATTGATGGATCTTCATCAATCAAGTTTTTTTTATTAAGGTTGATTGAGTTCAACCAATCTTTCAATTCTGCCATAATAATAAGTATAGATCAAATGCCTTGATCTTTTTGACTTTCAAAAAAATCCTGCATTGTTGACTGCATCTGTCCTTTGTTTTCTTTCGGGTCTAATTTATTATAACCTTTTTTCTTCTTCCAGTCACCATACATTGCTTGAAGATGCCATGAATCTGTAAGACTGTGAGGCCCATTTTCAAGTAATTCGAGTTCCCTTTTATCACTGGTGTAACTCTTGTATTCATTTCTCCAATTGGAGTCATCATAAAGTTTGTTTGTCATTAGTCTTTGTTAAATGAAAAAGTTTTTCCCTTGATCTGAGATTGACCATCTGGGTTTGTTCCTTGTGGTTTGAATCTACCCACACCTATACCTTTTTTCTTGCCGAGACCACCTTTGCGAGTTGCTGATAGTGTACCACCTTTTTTGCCTGATGTCAATACAGAATCTTGTCCATACTTTTTACCAAGTGCCTTGACTTTCTTTTTGAACTTCCTCTTACCTAACTTACCACTATCTATTACATGACTTCTTTCTTTTACTCTTGTTTCCTTTCCTGTCTTATCATCTTTCTCAACATAAGAACCAGTGACTTTAGTTGCACCTCTACCAAATTTGCTGCGAATATCTTTATCTAGCTCCTTTGCTCTTGATCTATTTTCTTTAGAAGATTTATCAGCCCTTGATGCAGACACTACAGCAATGCCTTTTTTATCTGCTTTACTTTTTATTCTAGAAAGACTACTTTCATGTATAAATTCTTTGAACGTCTTCATCTCTATCCGTTTTTAAGTATTTATTAACGAATGATTTGTATATCATCCTCTTGTGTCCATAGTTCTACCTTATTTCTAAATCTACCCTCTGCCTTTAATTTATCATATCTTTTCCCTGCTTTCTTCTTCCACCATGCAATAATATTATCAAGATAAAACTTATCCCAATTTTGACCACGAATTAATTTATCTTGTTCTCCAGCTATAACTTCACGAACATTACCATATCCATAATCTGAAATGTAGAATCTTTTCTTTTCAGTAAGTCCGAATGCCATTTCTATGGTATCATTAAACTCTTTTAACTTAGTCTCATCTTCTAAACTATTTCTGATGATAGAAATCATTTTAGTTTGTCTTTTAAGTTTTTTAGATGATGCTCTATTTTCTGTCAGAGGTTCATTATTGTTCCACTCAGTAAATTTATCATGTAAATTATGAAATGCTTCTTTATATAAAACAGGTATAAACTTACTATCAGTTAAACCTTTAAATCTCATAAAAGGTTTTAAACCGTCATATTGTGATGCAGAACTACTAGATCCATATAAAGATGTTGTTTCAAATAATGCAATATTTTTTTCAAAGATATCATTCAATAGTTCTCTAACATAATGTGATACACAGATTAATGCTAGGAGTTTACCACCAAGATAATTGTACCCAAAAGGCTGTGAAGGAACGATAGCAAATCCCATTACAGTATGACGATTAAAGATCGTAAGATCTGGTGCTTTACCCAACCATTCGTTTCTTGGTTTTGAATTAATAAGTGGAGATTGTAATCTAATAAATCCGATTATTTTATTTGTATTCTTTTCATATACCATCATCCTCAATTCTCTACCGGGAATATTGTCTTCATTATTATGAGAGGATACTGCTCTTAAAAGATCTTTATAATATGATTGAGGTAATCCTTGTTCTCCAAATCTACTACCAACTAATCGAATATCAAATTCCATCTCACTAGGATGTATATCCTGATTAAAAAAATAATCTTTAGGATCATCTAATGGATGTGCATTTGTTATCACAGATTTTTTTACATGACGAAGATACTCTTCAAGATCAGTAAAGTTTTTAAAATAATCTATAAATTGATTGGCAGCCCACACTGCCTTATCATCATCAATCTTTTTTATCACCATGTTTATGTTGTGGATAATCTTGCTCTTGTGCTCTTTGTGTCATTACTGGATGACGACCCTCATGACCATGAGCAATGCCTAACTCATGCATTTTAGCATGTTCTCTAATTTCGTCTTTTAAATCTTTACCACCGGGCCCAAAAGTAAGATATAAACCATATCCTACTAGAGTAACTAAAGATGTTACGATCCAAAAAATGAATACACCTGTTGGTGGTAATCCTGAGTAATCTCCATGAGGGATTACATTAGTAAATAAAACCATTGCTTTTAATTGCATCGAGTTCGATTTGAATAGTGATCATTTCAGTAAGGTCTTTAACCTCTTGGGACATTTGACGATAACCATTACCGACATAAATTTGTCCTGCAAAAACTGCAATAGTTGCAGCACCCCAAAATAAGTAATATTTATTGGATTTAATTTGATGTTTCAATTTCGTTATTTGAGTCATTTTGATTCGGATAATAAACTTGTACAAATGATTGACACTTAGGGCAAGTGAGATTAGTTACGATAGAGTATTCCTCTTCACATCCATAATCTGCACCATCAAAATCTGATCCCCATATCAGTTCGGTATTACAATGCCAACAGTTCATTCTACAATCTCCTCTAAAGGATATAGACTATAGAACTCAAGACCTGCCATTTTAAAGTTAGTGTTTGCTTCATCATTCTCTTGACGATCAACAATTGAAACAACACGTTTAACTTCATAACCTGCATCACGAAGTCTTTTAACTGCTTTGATTGATGATGCACCTGTAGTAACAACATCTTCTAATACAGTTACCTTCTCACCTTTAGGTGGTAATGGCCCTTCAATGTATTCGTCAGTGCCATGACCTTTAGGTTCTTTACGGATTATCAGTCCTGTAAGTTTACCTTGATTTAATGCAGACACCATAGCAACACCTGATACTAAAGGATCAGCACCTAAAGTAAGTCCTGCTACTGCAACTGCATCTTCTTCGATACACTCAGCTAACATAGCACTTACGATTGCTAAACCTCTACCATCTAAAGTTACAGGTTTGCAATTTATATAATGATCTGTTTTTCTACCAGAAGATAAAGTAAACTCACCTTTTTTATAGGCATGTTCTTTTAACATCTTCAGTAGTTCATCTCTGTAAACTTTCATTTTAGATTCTCCATCAATGTATAGTATACCACATAACCGGAAAAGATGCCACTTATTAGCAAAACGATACCAAGAACACCAAAAGCATTTAATTTAAATGGTTTTGTTTTCTTCTTCATTTGAATTCACATTCAACCATGATCTCTGTGAGGCATGCAAGTAGGTTGATCTCTTGATCTGCTACGAATGCCACTTGGTATTGGTATTTAGCCAGAACGAGTACGGCAGCAGGAATAGAGCTAGCGACCAAGGAATCATATAGACTGTCATAAATGCGACGGAAAAGTAAAGTAGTATCATTATCCAAGTTAGTGTTGACCCACTTACGTACTTCAGAAAAGTTTTTTTCTTTAAGGTTTTTAAGAAGTTCATTGACAGATACATCAGAGAAAGAAGCAAGAATACCAGAATCTATTTCACCACCCACAGAATATCTTTGGCACTCATTTAAGACTCTTCGCCAATCAGGGAAGTGTTTGTTTATCAATTCGATTATAACTTTCTTATCGTATCTAACTTTCTCTAAATCAAGTATCTCTATGATTCGTTGGAAGAATCCTGCTGCGATTGTTGGTTTGTCTCTTTTATTAACATTAAAGTCAATGACAGCACACCTACTATGGAGTGGTTCAATAATTTTGTTCTTGTAGTTGCAAGTGAAAATAAATCTGCAGTTTCTGGAGAACTCCTCAATAGACGCTCTAAGGAGGAGTTGTACGTCGGAAGTGGTATT